AATAGCAATAAGATAATCATAACCATTATCATAACAATCATCTGTATTATGTCCACAGAATACATGCCAATGTTTGTTCACACCATTCTTTACAGAGTCATAGTTATACTTCCAAGATACATCTCTTAGTTGCATATCAATGAGTTCTGCAACATGAGACTCTAATGCGTTATCATGTACCTCTATCATTTAAATTTTACCTGTCCCATTACTTCTGTAAGACATGCCAACATATTAATCTCTTGGTCTGCTACAAACGCTGATTTGTATGCGTATTCAGCCAAGATGATAACAGCATGGGGAATAGTAGAAGCGTCCACGTTATCATATAGATTGTCATAAATAAGACGAAAAATACGAGTTGGGTCATTATCAAGATTATGAACAATCCACTTTCTAACAACCGTGAACTCTTTTGCTTTAAGAGCTTGCATAAGTTCATTTATATTTACCTCTGATATGTTTACGAGTATTCCAGCATCAATTTTACCAGATGCAGAATATCTCTGGAGTTCATTTAAAACTCTTCTCCAGTCTGGAAAGTATTTGGAAAGAACTTCCATTACAACTTTTTTGTCAAATTCTACCTGTTCTTTATTTAGAATGTCTTGAACCCTTATAAAAAACTCTTTTGCAAGTTGTGGTTTTTCACTATTGAGTATACGAAAATCTATAGTACTACAACGACTGTGTAGTGGTGGTATTAAACGATTCTTGTAGTTACAAGTAAGGATAAACCCACAGTTGTTACTGAATTCTTCCATGAACCCACGAAGGGCTGGTTGAGTAGATTGTGGATTTAGATAATCTGCCTCATCAAGAATAATATACTTCCTACCAGTTCCCTCTAAGGAAACAGTAGAAGCAAAGTTTTTAATCTTGGTTCTCAGTACATCTATACCAGACTCCTCAGAACCATTTATCATCATTGATGTTGCACCAATTTCATCTAACATTGCTTTTGCAGCTGTAGTTTTACCCACACCTGGCCCACCAGATAAAATTAAATTTGGTACATTCTTATCTTTGACAAATTCGTTTAATGTGTTTTTTAGTTCTTTAGGTAATACGCAATCACCTATGTTGTTTGGACGGTATTTCTCCACCCACAAGAATTCTTCCATAATATAACTCCTAGATTAAACTGAATAGTTTGATTCAGGCTCAAGTGCAATCCAATACTCAATCGGAGTGCTTTGATTTTTCATGTGTGAAATGTTTTTAGATGAAACCTCAACATTATACTTACCGTCTATAAGTTTTAGGTTTTCTACTTTGAAGAAGAAACTGAAGTTACCTTCACCCTTTGTTTCAACACCCATAGAATAACTATTTGCAGTATCATTCTTTTTATCTTTTACAGTTAAAGATGGAGTACCACTAGAATTTTCTAATACCAAATCAGCAGAACCAATTACTGCAGCTGCCTTTGTAATGTTAGATAATGTTGCACTTTCTAAAATAAATGTTACTTCGTTACTTGGCATGGTAATCATTTTTTCTGGTGTTGTTACAACACTTGGGTCTGAATAAAAATATTTAAGAGAAGTCTTAGGATTGTTTTCTTCTGTAATTGTTACAAAAGTACTTTGAAATTCTAGATTTGGACTCTTAAATAAAGATAGTGCAGATAAAAATTCATTAAGGTCATAGATTGCAACCTCTTGTGTAAATTCTTCTTCTACCTCTGCTCTTGCTACAATGTTTTTCATTGCAGATATTGTTGTTATTTCTTTACCCTCTTTAATCACTAGATTTTGATTAATAGAAGCATAATTTTTTAATACTGATATTGTAGTATTACTTAGTTTCATCACTTTCTCCATTATTTAAATTTAATGCTATTATAGCATAATGTATCACTTTTAGTAAGTCAGCCCTATTCTTACCATTCTTCTTTCCGTATCGTTGGGCATACTTTAATATATTACCGATACAAAATCCTTCACCATGTCCAGAGTCTATAATAAACTCAGTTGCTTGGAACTTACTCTTACTATAATGCATATCATAGGTTGAGTCAATGTATTTTTTTAATTCTTCTAAAGTTTTATCTTCACCAAATTTATAATCAATCATTTACCATTCCATATTTTTTATTTTCATTAGCAGAATAATATACATTAAAATTTGCAGATAATGTTCTGCGTTCACCTTCTCCAAAAAATGGATACACTTGGTGATTTAACCACTTTGGAAATATAATTATTTTTCCAACTTCTGGTTTAATCATTTCTTGGCCTGGATTATATAAACCATAGGTGTCATAAGTTGTAGATGTATCCCAAATAAGTTGTGTAAACCCATCACAATCACCAGAAGCATAATTTAACTTAGGTGTATCTGATTTTTCTTTGATACAGTCTGGAACTTTTAAATATAGTATACAAGACAGTCCAGCTGGTGTATGAGTTCCATGAGAATGTAATGGATTGTAATCCCCAGCATAACTGTGAACAGTCCAACATTCAAATGCGTTAGCTTGTGCTTCTCTTTTATAACCATTTTGTAAAAGTGATGTAGCACACCCATCTAACATTTCTTTAAATTTTTTACCATATGCAGTTTCTAAAGAAAAATTTAATTGTGAAGATTTTTTATCTTGACTAATTTGTCCAACAAGATTATTTGAGGAATCAACTTTAGTTGGAATTACAACATTATCAATATGTTCATTAATTTCTTTTACAGCAATATCTGGAAGTGTGCCAACCATCATGTATAAAAGATTTACTGGCACAGGTGTTAACTGTATTTGTGCGTCAGCCATTATATTATCCCTCTGGTGTATGTTTTCTGTAATGGTCGCCAGTAATTTTACTTTCTGGTACTACATTCATATTTGCAGAGAAAGTTCTTCTCTCTCCTTCTCCAAAGAATGGCATTACACCATGTCTTAGCCATGATGGAAATAATAACATTGTACCAACACTTGGTTTGATATATTCTTCTGTTATTGGTCTAAGCATATTGATATCTCTCATACCATGTATTCCCCAAGATAGATAAGTAAACCCATCAACTGCACCAGATGAATTATTTAATCCTTCAAATTCCTCAGAAGGGTTTCCAAGTTTTTCTATTTGTGGTGGAACTTTTAAATATAGTATACAAGATAATCCCATAGGAGTTCGTGTGCCGTGGTCGTGAACTGGATTGTAATCACCCTCATAACTGTGTACACTCCACATTGTTTCCATTGATGTTTCAGATTCCATTCCAGTAACTTTAGTCATATATTCTTTACCAAGTCTTAAAATAACATCTGAGAATTGTTTTCCAACACCATCATCATCATGGTCGATTGTGAGTTGTGCTGACCTCTTATCTCTACTAATCTGTCCAACTAATCCACCACCAGCATCTACATTTGCTGGAATAACCACATCATCAATATGTGCATTAAATTCTTCCATTACATTAAGTGGAAATTCAACTTTCATTATATGTACTGCAGCTTTAGGTCGCATTGCAATTTCCAAACCACTTGGATTTGATTGTTCAGCTTTATTACCTTCGAGTTCTGAGGTATCCTCACCAGATTCTTGTCTTCTATTATATTCTGCAGCAAGTTCTCTAGATTTTCTTCTTTTCTCTTCTTTCTCTGCATCTATATCTACTACATTATCATTCATATTTTTTCCCTCTTCAGTTAAAGCATCAACTGCCTTTTGTTTGAGTTCGGCCGCATTTTCTGGTTGACCCATTGCTTCAAACATTTTACTGTGGTCTTCTATTGTATAGGGGGTTTCTGGTGGTTTTTGAATCTCTACTGATTTCGTAGGATTGTCTTTTGAACCTTTATTGGTTAATACCTCAATTCCCATTTGGGAAGCACCAACGTCAATTTCTTTTACCATAGTATTCTCACAGTTTCATAATTTGTATTCATTATATAATAAAAAAGGGGTTGAAGTCAACCCCTTTTCTAAGTTTTTTTTGACTAGCTTTTGTAAGCGTAGTCTGTACCAAGTACACTTGCAACACCAGCTGCAATGATAGCGGCTGATGGTTTGCCTATTCTATAAGCAACACCGTCAGAAGTTTGGTTTGTGTAAACCACATGACCTTCTTTTTTAATAGTGTCAATCATAGCCGTAGGGCTTTTCAAATCAAAACGAGTTCTTAGATGTTTCCAAGTTACGTTTTTACCTTTATTAAGAAGATTTACAATCTTCTCTTTTTTAGTCAGTTTCTTATACATAATATCTCCATTGTATAAAGTATTAAATCAAGCGAAATTACTTGATTTCGATTGTACGAGGACGTTTTTCCTCAGGCACAATTTGTTCTAACTCAATAGATAGTAAACCATCTTTGAGTTTTGCAGATTGAATTACAATATCATCTGCAAGAGTAAACTTTCTTTCAAATTTTCTATAGGAAATTCCTCTGTGAATAATTTCTTCTTCTTCAGATTCATTATCCTTATCTGATTTGACTGAAAGTATACCATCTGCTAGTTTAATCTCAATATCATCTTTCCCAAATCCAGCAAGAGCCAGATTTATCACATAATTTGTATCACCAACTTTCTTTATGTCATATGGGGGGTATTTGATATTGATTTGACCATAACGATTATGGCCATCTAACAGATTAGATTCTAGTCTATCGAAGGTTCTATCGAACCCAATAGTATAGTTTAGAATTTGTGGAAGTGAAAGTGTGTCGAATATTTGTTTGCTTACCATGATTATTTCTCCTTTATTAAGCAAGATTTAAAACGAAGACCCTTAATGGCATCTTCTATATTATATATATGGTTATTCATTATAAAAATTTCAAGCCTTTTTTTAAAAAAGATAGTTTTTATTTTCAAGAGGAAACTATCAAAACCTCATGCAATTCAGTTCGTTTTTTTAAAGTAGAAGGAACTGAGGACAACCCTTAATAAACTACTATTCTATTTAGAAGTCGTTTTCGTTTTCAACTTCTTCCTCAACTTCAACTTCTTTTGAAACTTCTTCCAGAGGATTAATTCCACTATCAATCTTCCCATAAAGGTCAAGGAATGAAACTTTAGTATCCTCATCAAATCTCGCAACACAAAGGTCAATAGATTTTGATTTATCTTTAAAGATTGCAAATGCTTTTGCAATGTGGTCAAGTCTTCTAGTTGAGATAACCTCATCAATACCACCGTCATAGAAAGTTTTTCTAATAACGTCAGCCCAAGTGATTAGATTGTCTGCAAACTTTTCGTCAACTGCACCATACTTCTTCATTGAATTAACAACGATTTTCTTTTCAATCGCAACAGAAGGATATGGTTGCTCTAAAGTAACAGCAAATCTTTCAAGGAATGCTTCGTTCAGAACA